TCTCCTTCACCTTCAAGTTCTAAATCAGCTTCAACGTTTTCAACGTCTCCTAAGTCATTGATTTCTTTTTCAATTTCTTCTGCTTTATCTTCTTTAAGTTCTTCAACTTCTCCTAAGTCATTGATTTCATCTTCGATTTCTTCAGCTTTATCTTCAGCAACTTCTTCGTCTTCTTCAGTGTCAGCTTCTTCTGTAATTTCTTTTCCTTCAGCATCTCCTTCACCTTCAAGTTCTAGATCTTTTTCAACATCCTTAACTTCAGCTCCGTGATCTAATTCAGATCCATCAGCATCAACAGTTGGTTCAGTAACATCTTCAGCATCATTTTCTGCTTCGATTTCTTCAACTTCTTTACCAGCTTCGTCTTCAGTAATTAAGTTAGTGTTAACTGTTTCTGCAACATATTCTGCGTATTCAGTAACTTTCTCTAAGTTTCCTTTTAAATATTCAACATATTCTAATAAATCAGAATGTGATGATGCTCCTTCATTATAAGATTCTGCTAAATAATTAGTATACTCTTTAATTTGGTTAACACCAGTTGCCATGCTTTCAGTGTACTGAATTGATTGATCTACTTTTTCTGCAATGCTCTCCGCATATTCAATTGATTGATCAGTCTTTTCTGCTACATGTTCTGCATATTGGATGTTTTGATCTAATTTTTCAGCTAAATACGTAGTGTATTCCTTTAAATTAGATAATTCAGTTTCGTTTCCGGTTTCTTTAGCTTCTGTTAAAGATTCTTTAATAGCCTTAATCTCTTCAGAAAGATATTGAGAGTATTTGTTAAAATCTTCAGCAGTGATAAATTTAGATTCTGCCATTTTTGATTGTATTTTATTTTCAGTTGTTTTTGTTTCGTTAGTTAATAAGTCTAATGACTCTCCAATTTCATATATTAATATGTCTGAGTTATCAGCAAATCCATAAGATTCGTTAACTCTCGTTAATTCAGCGTTTGCAAATCCAGGATCTGCTACTAAATCATATGTAAATAATTGTTTGATTTTAACTGTTCCATTAGATTCAACTGCACCAGCAGCTCTAGATGAAATCTGTAAAGGAACTCCTGCATCAACTAAAGCTTTAGCCTGTCGTCCTGCGTCAGTATCTAGTAATCTGATACGTCCTTTGATTTGTTTTGCGTCTTTATCATATGTAATTTCCTCAATAATGTGAGATACATTCTTTAAAGATATATCAAAGTTAGATGGGTGATCTAACTCCCCTAATAATTTTGATGCTTTAATTTTATCCTGTAAAGCCTCGATCTGTGGTAGGTATTCTTCTGCAGTATAGATACGATTGTTTCTATTCTTCACATCTAATTCACCAAAAATTCCTTCAAGAACGTACTTATCTGCGCTACCTTGTACAAGGGCAGATGAAGATCTTTCTAGGATTAATAAATTTTTATTGCTCATGTTATTATTTTATTATATTTGTATTATATATCTTTATTATAAAGTGGGATTTATTAAAAATTAATTTTTTTAGATTCCAGCTAATGGATCTTCTTCTTCTTCTTCTTTTTCAGCTTCTTCAGCTTCTGTTTCAGCAGCAACTAGTTCTTCCACGTATTCTAAATAGTATTTCTTTAAAGTTGAAATATCATTAGTTGTGAATTCTCCATTGCCATATGTTTTGTAGAAATAATCTTCAAATTCTTTTTCAGTTTCAGAACTTACAATAGCTCCCACAATTTCAGTACTTTTAATTTCAGTACCATTGTCTGTACTATAGTCATCTATAATTACCTTAGATTCTGGAGTTACTTTAGTAGCTTCATCAAGGCTATGGAATTGTTCAAATAGTTTTACATGTTTCATTACTTTATATATTCTTTTTCTTTTATATTACATTCCCATGTCCATAGGATCATGTTCTGGCTCTTCGGCATCCTTGGCAGCCTTACGTGCTTTATATGCTTCATTTGCTGCTTTATCGTCAGGTGATAACTTTAAATATCTATCTACTAAGAAATCTTGATCAAAGTAACTAGTTTCTTCCATAGTAAGTGGATCTGTTTCAACTAATGAATCTTTTAATTCACCAACAAAATTGATTCTACGTTCCATGATTTCCATATGCTTTAATTCTGCAAACATATTCTCTTCAGTAAACTGTAATGATATTTGAGTTTTAAATCCTGCATCATCTGCGAATTCAGGATATTTAAGACACATTTGGATATGTAATGGTTTTACTAGGACTTCTTGGAATGAAGATCTTAATCTCTTAATAAATTTAGAGAATTTGATTTCATCTCTAATCATTCCATCAGCTGCTAAGTTAAAGTCTCCTCCACCATCCTCATACATGAATCTGTTAAATGGAATCTTAGAAACAGCTTTAAGTTTATCAGTAAAGTATTTAAGTGCTTCTGTATCTGATAATTCAGGACCTTCACCACCTAGTGTTTCGATTTCTGGACTTTCACCATCTTTACTTGGTAACCAGTATTCTTTATTAAATTGTAACATTGGCTTACCGTCAGTATGCATACTTCCAGATTCCCAATCAAAATCTACAACTTCTTTATAGTTATTCATTAATTGAGCTAGGGATTGTTTTGCTCTTGTTTTAGATTTACCACCGACTGGGATAATAAACTTCATTCTATAAGATGAATTAGTAACAGCCCAAATTACTCTGGTGTGTTCCATAATTCTCATTAAGTTAAATGATCTTATAAGACGTTCTAAGTAACTTACCCTAGATGCCGTAGTAATTGATGAATAAGAGATATAAATGATCTGAGAGTCATATAACGTTCTTTCTTTAATTGGATCGTCTTTAAATTGAGTCCATACTTTCTTACCATCGTCTTTATTATATCCAGGTACTAATGTAATAGGATCTATTTCTTTAAAACCAATAATTTCAGTTTGTTCTGGATTATAAACTATTTCAAAAGATAAATAACCATCGATTAGGAATTTTCTAAAATAATACCAGGCTGACTGATCTGATGTAAATCCAAAATATTGGTAAATGTCTCTATAAGACTTATTAAGATATTTGTTAACATCTTCGCTAACATCCATTCCAATAATTTCAGGATTTGCGAAAAAGTTTTTATTATCATATACAATAGACTCATCACAAAGAATATCTAAGATGTCTTCAATTTCATCATATGTTGAAAATGCTCTTAATTCTTCTCTCTTACCCTCATATGCTTGATCAAAGAACGGTATGTTCTTGCGCATATTAGTATCAGACATTGATAATGCAGCAAAAGCTCCATACATGTCGTCAGAGTCTAATCCCATTTGATTCATTTGGCCAAAGCCAATTGCATCTTCCATTGGTCCAATTGACTGAGACTGTCTAAGAACCAAGTCATCATAGTACATTCCAAACGAAGATAGTTTCTTAAGACTATCTCTTAATGTGAATGCTTTTTTACCTGTACTTAAAGGGCCATTTCTATTTACGAATCCTGCCATTGTATTTTATATTATTATATTATTTGTTTTATATATATCTTCTTCTTATTGTTTAGAAAACATTTGTCGTATTTGTGTGATCGTTGTACCATTTAAACTAATGAAATCACATAGTGCAATTTCTGGCCATTTTAAATAACTTACAACTGTTTGTCTTGTTTTTCTACTAGGATTATATCTTCTAATAGCAAAAACACATCCAGTGCTTTCTAAGTATGCTTTCATTCCATCGTATGTTATTCTAAGGGCTCTTTGTTTTTCAGCATCATATGATTTATTAGATGTACTTTTAATAGGTCCTCCCATTCTAGTATATAGATCATCTAATAATTGTTCTTTAACACCAATCGGCAATAAATTTAAATTTACACCTAAATCGTTACCTTCAACACCTTCAAGTGCTAATACCACAGGATTCTTATCATACCATGGTAGATCTTTAGTCATAGGACTATAATCAAACACATATATTTTACCAGGCTGAAAACGGTCTCTAGTAGCTTTTACCTCTACTATTTTCCTACTAGCAGAACTTTCAGTATACCAAGTTTGGGCATTTTTACGTGCTCTCTTCTTGCTACCTGCAGTTCTTGATAGTTCTTTTATTCTGTCCTTAACGTAACCCATTTAATATAGTGTCTTCAGTTAGTACTATGAAATTCCAATTACGACCTTCACTATATGTTTTAGCCGCATTATATTTATCCATATTTCTTACGTAGGCCTCAGCTAAGAATTTATAAGACGCTAAAGCCTTTTTTGAATTTTTCTTAGGTATTTGAGGTTTTTGTATCTGTGCTTTTGGTTTTATTTCAACTAAATACTCTTTATGTGTCCCGTCTTGTTGTAATTGTTTAAAATAAAAGTCTGGATAATACTTATGTGCTTTATTAGTTTGTCTTGACCAGTATTTTATTTCAACTGGCTCACTTGACCAATTAATTACTTTATCATTCATGTCACACCATATACAAAACTTCTTTTCCCATGAGCTTCTATAAATTATTGGCTGGGGTCCTATATATTTCTCTGGAAACTTTGGATGATAATATCCTTGACTGAATCCTGAGTTCTTAGTTGGTTTAACATTCTTTATTGACATTGATAATTAAAGGGTGTATATTCCTGAATGTTCTCCTCCGTTATCATTAGAACCTGTAATTGATATAGTTCCTTTATATTTCTGAGGGTGAATCTTATTCCATCCTTTAGCGTATCCTCTCTTTGCAATCTCTGTAAAGTATGCAAATGCATTAGGATATTTAGGATTAAAGTTTCTCCAATATTTTAATAAATCTAACATTGCAAATTGAAGACAGTCATTACGATCGTCCTCACTCACGTATCTCATTTTATTAATAGTTTTCTCAGCTAGAAGAATTAGCATCTTCTCAGCTGTTGGGGTTAACTTGTCTGCGTCTTTGGATAAAACCATTTGAGCATAAAAGTCTTTATTATTTAAGTAATTTTTCTTACGAGCCATTGTTATTTCTTTATTTAGATATTATACATAAAAATGTTGTTTTGTTTCTAAATGAAAAAAAGGGAACCGAAGCTCCCTTTTAAAAATATTTAATCTAGTTTGATTATGCTTGTAATTCAGTGATCTTAGATTCCCATACTGAGATTTCCTCATTTATTAAGGTATCTGCTGCTTTGATCTCTGTGATAGACTTATCAGCAGTTGCTAATAAACCTCTTTGATCTTTTAAGAATGCTACCATATCTTGATAAGTTTCAATAGTTAATGCTTTTTCAGCTTGACCAGCCTGTTCACCTTCTAATAATTCTGTTAAGAAAGAATATGCGTTTTCACCAGTTTGTTCTGTAATATATGTAGAAGCTTCATTTGCAGTTGCTTCAAAGAATTTACCAATTTTATTATCATTGTTAAATCTTGAAACATATACTTTTTCTTCGATTTTAAATATGTTAACTGTATTTGAGTTTCCTTCAAATGTTGCTGCGAAGTCTAATACTACGAAGTTTTCAACTAATGTTGGAAGTGTAGCAAATAATTCAGCAGTTCCTTTGTTTTCATATCTTACTAATCCAGATGCTAATGCATAGTTTGTAAAAGTTCCTTCAGCTATTAAAGTTCCGTTATTTGTAAACGTTCCTTCAGTTAAGCTATAAACGAATTTAGAAGCTCCAGAGAACCATGTTACTTTTTCGTTTGAAAATTCAAAAGATTCAAAAGCTGCAATTGCAGCATTCATATTAGAATCTGATGTTTTTTCTATTTCCGTGATAACGTTATCATTCATTTCGAATAATCTTCCGTTAACGTAAAATGTAGACGTATTCTCATTAATAGAGAAAGGTGCTAAAATGTTAGTTGTCATATTATTTAGTTTTATTTATTTTATTATATATCTTAATTAATTTTAGTAATTTATAGTTGTGTTTGAAGAGCTTACAATATACCATTGTCCAGAATAGAATTTAATATTAACAACCCCTCCAACTGCTATCGAAATACTAGTAGCTCCTGCAAAATTAGAAGCATCTATTGTAACTGTACCGTTTGTTGAAAGTAGAGTTTTTTCTTGGTTATATGATCCACTTTGAATTACAACTAATCCAGTATTTATTGTACTGTCTAAAGGTACTGTAGAGTCTAGGCTTGAAGGTGAATGTAGATTACTCACTTGATTAAAGCTTGATCCTGGTCTAAGTACTCTATTAATAGTAATTCCCTCTGTTGTATCTTCTGTTATTTTAGAGGTTTCAATTGCGCCTGATGTTATTTCGTCAGTTGTTGGTATTGTAGATGATAATATCTCAAACATTCTATTACCAACATGTCTCTCTGAATCAAAGTCAAATGAAGGTATGAATGAACTAATTTCAATTGGGAAACTTATTTTGTATTTATCCTTATCTTCAAATGTAAAATCTATTGGCGATTGAATTTCAAAATCCTCTGGAATAGCATAATAAGAATTTAATCTGTATGTTGCTTCGTTTAAGTGACCAACCTCTACATTAAAGCTATTAGACTTATATAATGTTTTAATTAATCTTTCAGTTATTTTAAAAGCATCTAATGTAGAACTTACTAATATTTCAAGATCAACTGATAATGTAATTGGAATCATTTCAAATTCTGCAGTATAACCTTCCATAGCTCCATCACTATTCATTTTGGTATAAGAACCTACATTTCGTTTGTTCACTAACTTATCAGCATCTATTGACATTCCTGTTAGATTTACAACCCCTCTTGGAACCACGTCGTAGTTACCATCTGCAAATGCAGTATTAGGGTGACAGTCTGTTCCAGTAGCTGTTGAGAATAAGAAATTATCTCTTAAAAATTGATCATCCCCTGTTATAGAATAATAAAAAGGAATATCGATTGCTTTTCTAGTATCTGCATCTAACTGTCTGTAAAAATAAACCTTGTTATTTAAATCAGCTAATAAGCCAATAATAGTATGTCTAATAATACTATCGTCTGAATTATACTTTAAATTATATGAAGCCATTAATTATCTATGTTTAATTTTAATATAGTATATATCTAAATTAATCTACCTTTGTTACTTCAAACTTTGAGAAACCATTCTCTTTAAAAATATGAATCTCTTTATCAAATACTTCTCTTGGTAATACTGAGTGATTTATAATAAATGTATTTAGCTTTGCTTCTTTAATTACCTTACTTAATATTTTAAGAATATTGTGAACTCCATCTGCATCAACTGAACTTAATAACTCATCTAGAAATAATAAGTTTAATTGTGGGAATCTTAGTTTTAATATTTTAATGATTGCTATAATGATAATAAAATCTGCTTTCTTACGTTCTCCGGTTGAAAGAGTCATTGGGTTAATTTCTTCACCTAAGTGATTAATTATACAATCAAACTTTTCATCAAAACGAATATGAAACGGTAAATGCATTGTTTGAATCATTGCCGCTATATTAGTATTTAGTCCTGGTAGTATTGTTTTAACTGCAAGGTTTTTTACACCATCTTCTCCTAGTATTTCTTCTAAATTCTCTAAGAAGTAATAGTCTGCATTAACTTTTGATTTTGCATCTATCTTTTCAGTTTCCTGAGTTTCAAAATTAGATATCAATTGTTTCATATGAGAAAAATCAGATCCTTTTGCTAGAGAATCTTTAATCTTTAGCAATTCTTTCTTAAGGTTATTAATATTTGTATTAATAGAAGAAACCTTATCTCTTATTAAAAGATCCTTAGATCTAAAAGATTCAATAGAATCATTAATAGATTTTAATTTAATAGTAGCATCTTTTATTTGAGAAGGTAATTCATTTGCCTTAGTTTCCATTTCAGCCTTACGATCTGTATGGAATTCACCTTCAAGTGGACCTTCACACGTCGGGCATGTGTTACTTTCGTATAACTTTAATTTGCCTTTTAATGATTGTAGTTCAAATTCCAATGAAGTCTTTTCTGATCTTGCATCAGTTAAATTAGTTTTAATATTTTTAACGCTTTCAGTTATATTTTTCTGAGCTTCTGCTAATTTATTCTTATTTCCTGAGTATCTAATTAAAGTATCTTTTAATTCTTGAATTTTAACCTTGTCTTTTTCATTAGACTCTGCCATCAATTCGTTTAATTGCATGTTAACTGATGTTATATTCTCATTAATTGATTTTAATTCACGCTCGTACACATCTATGTCAACCTTTAATCCTTTACGTTCTTCTTTAATCTGACGTTGCATCTCATTTAATATAGAAAAACCAAACATACGATCAATGATCTGTTTCTTATCGTGATTTGTCATTGTTAAGAATGACTTAAAGTCATTTACTGAAAGGATAATAATGTTTTTAAATACATGATATGGAATTCCAAAGATTTCCTCTTCTAAATATTCCTGTACTGATCTTTTACCAGCTTTATCAAACTCAACCCCGTTTAAACGAACTTCAAATTTACTAGGTGCCAATCCTCTTTCAATGCTAACTTCAGTAGTTCCACATTGTAGATTAATCTTTACCCATAATTCTTTATTTATTCTGTTTGGTAAATCTGCCATCTTAACACCTTCAACTTTACCGTATAACGCATAAACAATCGCGTTAGCAATTGTGGTTTTACCGTGTCCGTTTTTACCTAATGTTAAAAATAACTCAGAAGAATCGTCTTCAAATTCTAATTTTTGAATTAAATTACCGTAACTTGCAAAATTCTTAAACTCTATTGATTGAATCTTCATTAGTGGTCGCTATCGTAGTTATATGCACATAGATCGTGCAATTTCTTTATTCTATCCTTAATTTGTACTTTAGTTTCATCATCGTGTGACATTCCATCAATATACATGTTACAAAGATGCATTATGTTATAGTTCTTATAGAGTTCTTCTATTTCTTCCATATCATACATATCCTTATCGATAAATGTATCTTGTTCATATATGTTAGGTTCTACTTTACGACTAACTGATTGGATTGTATTAATCAATCTAGATAATGAATTAGAAGCTGCAATATGGGATGGTACGAATAAATCTACAAAGTTGTTGCGTATTTGATCTTTAAACTCTCCCAAGGGCACGTTGTAAAGACTTGTAAGATACGTTTTAACAAATTTTGGTGATCTATCATTCTCGAAGAAAGTCTCTTCCATAGTCTCTAAATCAACAAGGTCAAATCCTTTTGAATTGTTTGCATCCGATCTTGTTAATTGATATGGAACTCCAACCATTCTTAACCTACCTTTAGTTTGTCTATAATGTATATGTCCTGAGAAAACTGCAAGATAATTATCATATGAGTTTGCTTCAACTCCATGTAAATTAGTAACCTTTGCATTTAATTTAATACCTCTTACTTCAGAGTGACAAAACACAATATTTGAATGTGGATATTCTGCAAGAGTTTCAACTTCATGATCCGTGTCTTTTCTCCATGGCATCAACAATACTCTCTTATCTGCCCATTTAAATTCTTTAGGTTCTTTATAGATTGCAACGTTTGGAATCCATTTTAAACTATCGATTGATGTAACATCATTACTCTTCTTAGCCCATATATCATGGTTTCCACAAATAACATGAACTGGCAGTATTTCACCAAGTCTTTCAAAAAGATCTACAGCGTAATGTAATACTTTTAAGTTTATACTTTGTCTGTTATCGAATGCATCTCCAACCTGAACTAATATATCTCCAGGTTTTACATTCTTTTTGAGGGTTGGTATGAATTGGTTTTCATAAAAGTCTTTTTGGATTTCTAACCATTCCATTGAATTTGATCTTACACCTAGATGCATATCACCTAAAATCCAAATCCTCTTTACAGGTCTTTTTAAGATTTTACCGTCAATCATATTAAAATAGTCTGTTTATGTTCTTTTTTCTTAAGATGTCTGTTCGTTCGTCAAGCTGCTCTATTAACTCTTCTTTAAATTTATTACCGAGTGATTGATAAAAACGTGTAGGGTTTATATTGAAGTAATCACATAACTCTGAAAATACATCAACTAATGAATGATCTTCTCTAGTCTCGTCTGATATGAATTCATAAACCTCATTAATGTCTATTTTCTTTAATTTAACAGTTTGTTGAAATTCATCAATCTCATTAAATTTCTTATATCTAGAATTTAATATTAAAGAGTGTATATTTTCAGCTATTAAATTAGCTTCAATTTTATCTTCTTCTGGTCTATTATCTACAACTCTTGGCGATAGCTCAAATGTCATTGATGTGTCAAATTCATATTCTGTCTCTTCGAAAGTATTATCGAATATTTTGTCTCTTTTTGTTCTCATTATAAGCTGTGTATGTTTGAATTAGACACTTCGTCTGTTTCTGTTATTCTCATGTAATTATAGTTAATGTCTAACTTACATTTAACTCCTTTACCTTCACCATCTCTAATTTTTAATATCTTTAACCAGTATTCATTTGATGCTCTCATCATATCATCCTGTATAATACCTAACATTAGATCGGCAGTATGTGAAAGACCTGCAGATTCTGCAACATCTCCCATTCCAATATCACTGGAATTATAATTGTTTCTATTAATCTGAGTTGCTGTAACTATCAACCATCCGTTTCTTACTCCCATTGCTCTTAAATCTTCTGCAATTTGCTTGATCTTTAAGTACATATTTTCAGAGTTTGGTGCTCTATAATTTGCTAAGATGTTAATATAGTCAATAACTATTGCACCTAGTTTAATCTTACGTTCTTCTTCTATTTGTTTTAAATAAGCTTCTATATCCGTAACCGTTGCCTGTGAAGTTGGAAACTGCTTTATGAAAAGCTGACCAGGCGGTGTTAATCCATCCCCGACAGTTTCAATTTTACGTCTCATTAAATCTACGTTCTTTGCCTTTTCTTCGTAATCATTCATTTGAATAGTTAACATATTTGCTCCGATACGTTTCATTACCTTATGTGCTGCCATCTCTGCGGAAACAAATGCGGTATTAACTCCCATCTTTACAAAATTCGCAGCGTCATTTGCTAAGAAAATTGATTTACCAATGTTTTGTTCTCCAACATAAACTACTAGAGAACCATCTTTATCATAACCTCCGTTAAGAACTCTATCTAAGAAATGATATCCAGTACTTACTTTAACTCTTTGTTCGCTATAATGATCCTCTGCTTTAAAGAAATCAAGACCAATGTCTGAATTAAATATAATAGAATTTCTATCGTTTATTAATGTCTTTACTTTTTGAATAATAGAATCTGTATTCTCTGGAGTAACTTCTGTTGTTTTAACATACTCGATCGTATCCATTAAGGTACTATCAAAGTTTCTCCATTTAATCCAAGATTCTGCTGTCGATGTTAACCATTCGTCATCGTAATTAACTAGATCTACGCTGTAAATAATATCTACAATATCTTCCTCAATTTTACCTTTAACCTTTGGGTTCTTTGTAAGAACTAACATTTGGTCTTTAGAAGGTGTTTCGTGGAATTTCTCGTAGAATTTAGATGCTAAATAGTGTAAAGTATCGATATCATCAGAAGAGTAAAAACCTTTCTTAATAGTCTCTAAGTATTTTGGCTTAGCAAGGGATAGTTTAAAAAAGATCTTTTCAAAGTCTTGTCCGAATTTCATAGATTGTTTTATTTATACTAATTATAATGATAAATGTTAATTTGTTTCAATCTTATTCTAGTATAATATGACCTTGTCCAACTGACCATGGTTCTTTATCCCATGCATTTATTGCAATAGCGCCCCTAATACCTGCAGTTACCTCAGAAACACCGTGAACTACTTCACCTGGATTAAATATAACTAATCTGTTTGGTCGAGTTTTTATAATTTCCGGTGGGTTTCCTTCGCCATCTGTAAATATTTGTAAATCACCACCCTCAAATTCAAAACCTGGAGGATAATATACACATCCTAAAACCGGTGTAATTCTATCACCTGTTTCTTTACGATACATTACATCATCATCTATATGTAATTCCAAATAGTTTCTACGACCATCTTGATCTGCTCTTTGAATTCCAGTCCAATGTTCGAATCCGTCTAGCGTTCCAGTTAAATTAACTGGTAGTTTATCATTCCAGATATATTTAATTAATTTTTGCTTAACATTTTTAGGATCATTGCTCCACCATCCTTTCCAATAAGTATATTGTCCGGTTGGGTAGAAGAATTCATCACCTGCTTCTGCAATTTCTTTTAATAAGTTTTCGTCTTGTATAAAGTCATCGAATACTGCTATCATATGTATGGGTTTATTTTTATTTCGTATGTTTCTTTTCCTTCTTCAAACTTAGTTTGTTCTATTAATCCAAGTTGAATTGCTTTCTTAAGTCCTTCAGATGCATTATCATGATTTCCTTTAGAAAAGTATTTCATTAAAGCATGTCGAGTAAACGTTTCCTTCTGTCTATCAGGGCGTTTAACTGCTTCGTTAATAAATATGTATAAAATGTCAAAAGCATCAGGAAAAGCTTCTAACTTCTCCTGTATGCCTAAGATATATTTTATAGGTAGCTTATCTTCTACCATTTTATGAACATCTACTTTCATTATAATTCTACAGCATCGTTTAACATCTCTTCGATATCTAATGAGCTTGATTCTGAATTATAATTAAATAGAGGCTTAATATGTATTTCAATTCTTTCTAATACTTCTTTTGTAAATACCTTATCTGTGAAGAATTCTTTATTTGGAACTGCCTCATCTAAGTGTTCGCAAATCCATCCCCTTGCTGTTGCCTTAGGAACTTTCTTTCCTTTTTCAATTGAGCCTTTAGTAATTCCACAAATATCCCAAGTAGCATATTGTTCTAATCCAACATAAGGATTCATACCTTCACTAAAGTTTAAGTGGAATTTAATTGGAGTTGGTTTTGCGAAACGATTCTTTGAAGGTTTTGCAGTTACAATAATACCAACTTTATCAGCACCGTCCTTTAACTGTGCCTTTCCTAACATAAGCACTATTGATGCTGCATATTCTGGACCAGTTCCTCCACCTGCAATTTGCATTGGGATAAACGATTGAGATTGGTATGTGTGATTTGTAAATATAAATGGAATCTTTAAA